GGAGCTTTCCCTACCAGCGTTGCCAAGTGGCTCCAAGACGATATCATGGACAAAGCAGGATATATGTATGATAGTGGGTCTTGGGACGAACGTCGCTTTGGAACATATATATCGTCGGACACTGCGGATGTGATCACCGCTAGTATTAATAACGAATGGCAAGCTGATGAAGAATGGAATATGTCAATGGACGACCTTGGGTTTACTGGAATCTTCGGAAGAGATTTAGATCTCTTATCTATTCCCGACTTAGGTTATAATATAGAACTCGAATCACAGTTTGATCCAGACAATGATAAAGCCTCGGGCGTCAAATTTATAGAAAAAGGACGCAAAGCGTTACCTGACTTGGCCATCACTTTTAAAGATAATGCAAAAGGTCTTGCTAGTGTGCCGGTAGGAGAGTATCCGACTGGCTCTAAGGAGCCTGAGGCATCGTCCACTTGGTCTTACGGCTATGCTGTTGAAGCTTTTTTGGGCGACATGATCGAAGACGACGAGGGCAACATAGTAAATCGTCCGGACGACAACATCCGAATTAAAATCACAGACCTCTATAATACAGCTGCGAAACTGGACGATGCTGCCAACGATATGGTGAATCTAGAGGTGGGCGAAGACGGCGAGGTGGGTGACAACTTCGGAGAATCAATATGGACAAATCTAATAAAAGAAGACAAAGTCATCCCGAATCTCAAATATGAATTCCTATCAGTAGATGATACTTTGCTTGATGTGGTGATGTCGCCTAAGCTTAAAACGATTAATACTTCGCCTGTTGACTCGACAGGAAAAGGCGATGCTTTCAATTTGTTGGATATGTATCCCAACTTTTTGCAAACATTCCAAGCTCAAAGCGCATATACTCCTCAAACTGTCTTGCTTAAAGAAATGATAAATCGCACCAATGGCACGTCGTTGTCAGACACCGCAGCCGAAACTTTTATAAACGACTCCATTCAAACCATGTCACGATTGATATTCCAAGAAATTGGCAACAATTCCGGAAGCTGGGATTATGGCGCTCAATATGATATGTTGAGTGAGGCGGATGTGGAGTATGGCATTTACGATCTAGAAATGGGAACAGATGAAAACTATCCCGGTTGGGTACCTTATGCGGATTATGAAGTCGATGATGGCGAGGGAGGAACTCGCGAGTTGAGAAATCGCGACATGAAACTTGGAATAAGTTTTGATCAATACAAAAACGAATATGTTAATGAAACTCCAGACGAAACTCGAGTTTTCTATTTAGATCCTATGACGTTTGGTGGAAACTATATGAATCCTCCCATTTATATCAAACCACTCGCAAGCGAAGGCTGGCTGGGAATGGTAGATGTATTGTTCCCAGAACTAAGTCCATGTAAGCCTCAAACTTCTGATTTGGTCGACTTTGGTAATATCCAAGAGATAATTGACGAGATTTATCCTTACATTCCAGAAGATGAGCGTCTAAAATCCGATCCGGATTGCATCATCGAGCGCCCCTACAATCGAATTTTAATGCGATCTGCAAAAGCTGGATTAGTGGGTCTTATTACAGCAGCATGTCGCATCTATGCCAGCACTCACATGATCAAAGCGCTGCCGGCATTCACCACATTTAGTCCTCGATTCCCCGATACTTATAGCTCTGCTTTCGCATCTTATATCGTAGAAAACATGGAAACTTCTTTTAAAGATGCCGGCGGAGGCCCCGAATGGGTGAATGCCGTGTTTAGCGATACTGAGTTTTGGTATGCATTCTTAGAACAATCTGTGCAACTATATGCAGCTATGGTTGATGAAGGCACCGTTGAAGCTCCTCCCACGGTGCTAGAGGCACTTTTCCGCATTAATGATATGCAAGAAGAGTATGAATATCCAGACAAAGAAGACCTTAAAGCTGCTAAAGATACACGAGAAGCCAGTCGCCTTCAGACGCTGAAAAGCTATCGTCAAGATATAAATCTAGAAGCTATTCGCGAAACTGAAGAAGATGCTAAATTGGTGTTGAAAGAGTGGGTTTTAGAGCAGCTTAAGTATATGTCCGAAAAATTTATGGCAAATATGGAAAGATTTAACATGGCGCCTGTTGTCAACAACATCGATTATTATATAATGGACAACTTGTGCGGAATAGATGGAGGGCTTTATGTGGATTCTGCAGTTAAGCCCGACGGCACTGTGGCTGCAAGTTATGTTGATCTTCCCACTATTCCCATTGAAGAAGATACTGCTGAAGAATATCATGATGCCGAAGCTGTTGCTTATTATACGGCCGGCGGCGAGTTGGTAGTTGGCGAAGACTTAGATGAAGAAGGTTTGGGCGTTGGAGAAGAATATATCGGATATTATCACGTAGTGATTGACGAAAACGGTAACCCTAGCTGGATGGCAGGAGAATACCACTCAGATGAAGAAATGCACGATGTGCTGCATCCCTTAGTTAATCAAATCATAGTTGAGATTGGAGACATCCCCGAATTAGATGTCGGCTCTTATGGGTCCGAGAATCAACTGTTTACCCTTGAAAAGTATATTTCTATTGATGGGGTACGCTACGCCCCCACGGCGGCTACAACCATAGTTAAAGGTTACAGCGATCTTAGTGTGAATTTGTCTGAAGTTTATCCTGGTACCATGAAGACAGTAAGGGACGATAACGGACGAGAAGTAGGAATAGAAGGCGTCCTAGGTGTCCGCTATGGTGTCCAATTTTCAGCCTTTATAGACGGCACTCCTTATGAAATCACAGCAGTGGAAGTTGATGCGCTAGATTTGCCACTTTCTAAGTTTTCTAATTTAAATGCTGACAGTAAGTTGTTGTTATGTTTACTTAATCTCTTAAAAGAAGATGAAAAGTTCAAACTTGTGACGCGTTATATCGTGCCTTTTAACAAGCTTACTTCTATAGCTGCAATTTATACCGATATGGGCTTGTTGCCTTCTATCGGGGAAGTCACCGTTGCAAAGGGCGGCACTTATGAATCTGTTTTCCCGTGGACCGAAGCTGCTGGAAATTATATGGAGGGCGTCAACAAGCCAGGATTGGCGGCTACAGTAACTCTTGGCGAGGTCACCGTAGATGAGGAAACAGAGAGCGTAGTTGAGAATGTAAGTTTGGATGCCGCTAGCGCAGAGGTTGTTGGAGCTTGGTCTTCCAAGAAGGATAGGAACGTTGTGTCTTTATTTTGGTTAGAATTTGACGCATGGGATCAAGTTCTTTTGAGGAACTCTTCCGGTAGAATTAAAAAGCTGTTTAGATCCTATTATAATTCGCGAGATTTTAACCCAGACGATATTGGTAAAGGCATTAGAGGCGGACCTGGACAATTATTCTTTAACAAGATGCGGGGCTTATTAAAGCCGGCCCCTGGAAAACGTTTATTGCCGAGGTGGAGAAGGCGCCGACTAAGATCAAATCCATTTAATGCGAATGGAGAACTTTGTGAAAAAGAAAGTTGAGTATAATTATAACAACGAGGTGAAGTAAAGTGGCAGGATTAGCTCCCAAATTACCACTGACGTATGATTCCGTCAATGGGTTTAGTTTAATAACAGGCTTTCGCGGGCTAGCTAAACAGAATTTTAAAATGCTGATTTTAACAATTCCAGGGGAGAGAGTAATGGATCCAAACTTTGGCGTAGGCATAACTCAGTTTCTATTTAATAATTTTCAAGCCGACACTTATATGCAAATAGATAGCAAAATCCGAGAACAGACCCGAACTTATATGCCTTTTATTGAAATTGTCGATATATCTTTTGATTCTACGGGTCAAGACAAGAATTTGTTAGCACTCTCTATCAAATATGCTATTCCAAGAATTGGCGCGAGAGATTTGTTGGAATTCACTATTTAAAATTGAGGATTTTTTATGGCAGATGAACAAAAAAAGATAATTCCCATTGACTACACTCATCGCGAATTTGACAGCATTCGAGATGACCTAGTTGAGATTGCTGAAAGGCTTTATCCTGACACGTTTCAAGACTTCAGTGAGGCGTCTTTCGGCGCAATGATGGTTGATGCTGTAGCCTATGTGGGCGATCAGCTTTCCTTTTATTTAGATTATAACATTAACGAAGCGTTTCTAGACACAGCGTTTCAATATAACAATGTAGTCCGCCACGGACGCATTATGGGCTATAAATATACCGGCCGCCCATCGACTTATGGCAAAGTGGCATTATTTATTAAAATTCCTGCTTCTTCAACGGGCTTAGGTCCGGACACTGCATATATCCCTATTATTAAGCGCGGCTCACGATTTACCTCAAACACGGGTTTAAACTTTGTACTGCTGGAAAATATAGACTTTGCGGCTCCCAAGAATACCACTGTTGTGGCTACGACGGATTCTTCAACTGGCGCCCCCACTCATTTCGCCATTAAGGCATACGGCAACGTGGTTTCAGGACACTTTGGGCGAGAATTAGTGAGCGTAGGAGGATACGAGAGATTTAAAAGAGTTACTCTTAAGGCAGGAAATATTTCAGAGATTATTTCTGTGATGGACGGCGAAGGTCATGAGTATTTCGAAGTAGACTATCTAGCGCAGGATATGGTCTTTAAAGAGGTATCTAATAACAATTTTAAAAACGATAACGTTCCTTCTATCTTAAAGCCTTATTTGGTCTCGCGTAAGTTTGTGGTAGAAAAAAGCCGAGATCGCACATCTCTTCAGTTTGGAAGCGGAGATGCCGCCGCCTCCAATGTTGTGGCAGATCCTCAAAAAGTGGCATTAGATATTTTTGGAAAAGATTATGTAACAGACACTACGTTTGATCCTACCAAGCTTTCAAAGAATCGCAGTTATGGAATTGTTCCCACTAATACTTCTTTATCGGTAATATATCGAGTGACTAATCCTCTTGATTCTAACTTGGGAGTTGGAAATTTAAATAAAGTTTC